GCATATTGGTAAGGTGTAACTCCAATTTCTTCTGCATTCTTGATTTTTAAATCAGTACCACCTAAAGAAGTCCCTTTAGCAGTAAAATTAGCTTGACTCTTACAGTAACTTAGAAGTACATCAGCTACCTTTTTTTGCTTATCTTGTGGTAACCCAGAATAATAGTCATCTTTAAACGCATCTCTAAATGAATTATTAAAATATTCCTTATAAGTTGCATTGAATTTTGTTCGCTGTTTCGCTTCAAGTTGAGTTGATGCTTTAGCTGGTAGCATATCTTTACCATATTCATTGTAAAGAAACTTTAGTGTAGTATAAGTTTCTTGAGTAACATTTAGTTTCCTAAAGTTTTCTTTATAAAATTTCTCTTTGGAGCTAAAGTTTCCAGTAGTCACTGATTTTCCATCTGAAACATCAAAGGCAATACTAGGAATTAAGTTATCTATGTAGGATATCTGCCATTTATAAACATCTTCTACTGGAATACCGAAAAGTGTAGATGTTGCAAAGACAAAATTCTTTAGCGATTTCTTAAATTTAGCATCATCAATATCGTATCCTTGAGCCATATCAACAACTTGTTTACCTGCATCTATTAGTGCATTAATACCATTCCATATATTATTGATATTCCTTATTAATGGTAAATCCGTTCCATAAAATCGTGTTCCAGTCATTTTACTTTTTGCTAATCCATATATGTCACTATTTAATGGTACTGGAATTGTATTAATAACAGTCCTTAAGGCATCATCAGTAGCAATTTTTATTATATCTGTTCCATCAATTTCTTCACCATTTTTAAGTTTCTGTACAATCTTAAAAGTTGTAGCTACAGCTACCCCTGCTAAAGTTGATGTTATAATTGCTCCATACCCTTTTTCAATTTTCTTTATGTCGCTTTCTTTAGCATACTTCTTTTTTCCTGCTACTTCATAAAGAGCATTAAATCGTGTATTGTTTCTATTCATTAATTTGTGGAGCTCAGTAATAATGGAATGACTACTTCTCATTACTGCGGGTCTATTTACTTTACTTCCACTTGGTTGAGTACTCCTATTAACTTCTGCATACTTTTCTTTAACTGCTTTTACCCATTCATCACTTCCTTCTACTAAACCCGTTTTATTTACGTGAAGGATTGAAGCATTAAGTATTTTTTTATCTTTAAATTGGCTAAATAAACGATAGAAATTTGGTATTGATTTTGAAACTGTATCTAATATTTTGTTTTTAGAAGCATCAGCAAAAATAGGGTCAAAAGACCCTTTCTTTCTTAAGCGGTATTCAGGTGTTATTTTTTCTATCTCTTTATCAGTTAGATTTTTCTTTAGTAGACCTTCTAGCAATTCCCCGGCACTCAGTTTTACACCTGCGTTAATATAGTCTGTTATTGCAGATTTGGTTGCTAGTGGTATATTCATAGCGGTGTTAGCCATATAGGTTGCTCTGTTTAAATAACTAATTTTACTATCCAGTGTTTCATTGTTGTATGCTGGTGTTTTTATGTCTCTAAACCATTCTTCAAGGCGATTTCCTGAGTTTACTCCATGGACTTGTTTTATAAGTAATAAAGGTGTTGTTCTATTATCATCAACATACGTTCCAAAAGCTTTTTGTATTTTAGTTACTACTTTATCTTTATAGAGATAATTAGAAACGTCATTAATAGTTTCCATAACAAGCCCTAAATCATCTACAGCATTTACTGGCGCAGTACTTAATTTGCGTTTTTGAAAAAAGCCAATTTTCGTGTTACCAGTAACAATTGCTCTAGTTGTATATCCTGGAATCGTTTCCTTAAATACTTTTGTTTTCTTATGGTTTTTTACATTTGCAATATCTTCTCCACGCTCTTCTTGTGATGATTTATTTAAAGCTTCTCCACCAATTTTATCAATCTCAGTGGCTATTTTAACCCATTCTTTTTGTGCTGGAGTCATTGTAGATAGTAAGGTCTCTAATTCTTTAGCAGTAGGCACATAGCGAATACCGTTTACATAGGCTTGTTCTATGTCTCCTTTTTTATATAATTCTTCATTAGGGAAATTTAACCCTCCTGCTTCACGTATCTTATCACCAGTTCCATACATATCCATTAACATCTTGTATATTTCTTCTTCGCTATATCCTTCTTCTTTTAATTTTCCTAAGAAGTCGTCCATACATACGTGATATAACCAACCTGCATCTCGTACACCGCCAGCTATATATAGTTGCATTCCACGAGTCATACGAATTTCTTTTCCTTCATTATCAAAAAGTCCTGTTCCAATAAACTCAGCATTTTTTCCAAACCAAGTTTTCACTTCAGAATTGTTAGCAATAAATTCTTCTATAGGTTTAGTTACTTTATGTTTATATTCTGCAATATTTCTTGGGATTTCATCAATTACTTTGATTATCTCTTCAGCCACAGGGTGAAAATTCAATACTCTCCTTAAATCATTATAAGGAGTTAGTAAATCATTTTTGTATTCCTTAAGTAGACTTGTTTTAGGTAGTCCCTTACTTTTAGAAGTTATTGCATCTGCTAATTCATCAGGATTAGGCTTCATTTCATTTGCTTTCCAATAATCATCACTATATTTCATAGTATTTTTAACATCTTTATTTAAATTTTTGATAGCTAAAAGTCTGTTAGCATAATCTTCAATATCTTTTGGAGTCATATCTTTAATTCTTATTTTGTTTAGTCGTTCTATATCTTTTTTGGAATTTTCTATTTCTTGTTGAAGGCTTATTGACTCTGCGATATAAGGATTATTCTCAGCATTTTTTAAACCTATTAAAAGTTCTTTTACTGCTCTTGTTCTGTTTTTGGTCATATGTGTTAAATTCAAATCAACAGTACTAAGAACTTCATTTATCATCTTTCTTTGTTGAGCTGTATATTTTCCTTTTTCAAATTCCTTAAGGAAGTTTAAAAATTTAACTCTTTGAGTTTTAGGAGAATTAGGGTCTCCTATTATATCCGTTATAGATAATCCTTTAAGCTTTTTATTTTCAATATTCTTCCTTTCTATATACTCGGGTTTTGGTTCTGTTGGATATTTAAACTCATTATCTTCAAATCCTTTAAGTAATTCATCATTCTCAGCGATTTTCTTATCCATCTCTACTTCAGATATAGGTTTTGAAACACCATTTTTTGCGACTGAAGGATTAAGTCTTGAAGGCTCTTTCTTGACAGGAGGCTTAAGTTGATGTACAGTATCTGTTATAAAACCGCTTTCCGAACTTGTAGGGAGATTATTACTCGCTCTTGTATGAAGCGGTTTTATTATTATCTCAACAGTTTCAGATGGCGAAAACATATACAGATTTTCACCTGTTGCCTTGTTTATTTGTGCCACTGAATATACTGCAAATTCTTTATAATCATCATTTATCGGTATTCTTACTTTGTTAAGATAATAATCAAAGTATGGAATATCTTTTTTTGATAACGGATTATAGTTTTCGTATCTACCTAAAGGTGTTGCATTATATATTATATTGTCAATATTAGTAAGTATTAAAATCGCTTCATCAAGTAAATGTTTTTTTGAAGCATTGTTAATTGATTTGTTTATTGTGTTATTTGATACTCTTAGTACTTGTTTTGTGCTTTCATTTTCAAACTCATTTGTGGGAAATGATTGAATATAATTTTTAGCAAATTCGTATGGCTTTTGCTTAGATGATTTAAAGTTGTTGAATACTTCTGTACTCAAATCTACATGATTTAATTTTTCAGCAGAAAAAATCCCATTTCGTACCATTGTTTTCTTTATATTTCTATCAACAATAGTGTCAATTCTATCATTATATCTAAAGCGAACTGCATTTGAATGTGGTGTGTAATTTGTCTCTTCATTAATAGATTCACTATCTTTTTTCGCTACATATCTTCTTATATCACTTACCTTACCTGCTGGGTCTGATTGCATTTGGAAAATAACATCTTCACCATCTAAATTCACCTTAGAAAGATATATATTTGAGCCATTATCAGCGCCCATTATAAGACTTTCTGATAGCATATCTGGTAAGGCTAAAACTATATCAGAACTCTCTCTAAGCGCTTTTACAGTGCCTGTATCTATCCTTAAAGGTTGCTGTGATTGTTTATTCTGGATAGTAATAGGCAAAAATCTCTCAACGTATTGCTGAGCTTGTTGTGATGTTAAGTTTGAAGGTTGTATAGGCAATGAGGGAAGCGTTCCTTTCTCTAAATTAGCCATATTATCATTAGCAATTAATAATATTTCATCAGAATTAATATCAGTTAATGGAGTTTCGTTTTCTTTAATCTTTACCCAACGATTTCCTTCTTTTCTAAAAATGTTTTTGCCTGCTTCAGAGCCTGCTTTTGGTTCTGTTTTAACCTTGTCTTTAAAGAAATTATAGGCACTTTCCACTTCTTTAAATTCTTCACCAGACATTGCTTTATTAGCATCAGGGTGAGTTTCTTTTGCTCTTAGACGGTACAAGTCTTTAATTCCTTGTTCTGTTGTTTCACTTGTAGCTCCAAGTGTCTGATAAGCATTTAACCATTTATCAGCTTCATCTTTATAGAACTTAGCTTCATTTTTAGCTTCAGGTAATTGCATACCAAATTGTAATAAAGCTGATACTCCAGCGTGCAAATATAAATTAGGGTCACTAAAAGCATCTTTGATATTCAAATCTCCTGTTTGGTAATAATTATTGATAACATTGTCTACACCTTCAGATATGATGATTTCTGCTCCACGTCCTAGAGAGTTTATTATGTGTTTAGTCATTGGAGACTCTAATATCTTTTTTAATCCTGTATCAACATTAGTATAATTAGGTTTTAAACCTTGGCTTGAAAGGCTACCAAATAAATAACCATCTAGCATACTTTTACCAATTGCCATAGCTCCAGCTTCATCAGCGGATTTACCAGCGTTTATGCCCTTTTGGAAATTCTTATCAAAGTTCTTTAAACCAATATAAGCACTTCCAGCACCACCTAGTGCAATGCCAGGGCCAACTTCCCCAGCAAAATTACCTATACCTCCCATTATTCTTTGGTCTATATTATTGTCATAATCATATCTTTTAGCAATGTTCTCTTTATACATATCGCTAAGACCTTTGTCTTCTAGGTTACGATATTTGGAACTAGTGTCTGGTAACATTCCACCAGTAAAATCACTGTTTACTTGTTTGACATTTGTTTTTCCCAACATTCTTTTGCCCGTCTCATCACTATAATCAAAATCAATTGTATTTTTAGCTTCACTTTTTAATTTATCGGTTTTTTGCTTCGCTACATTATATGCTACATTCAGGTCTGAAGGCGCTTTTGCAACGCTTTCTACTCCACTAAGCATACCAGCTAAAGCACTTTCTCCTAAATTACTTAATCTACCAAAAACTTTTCCATCAATTTTACCATCGGATTTATCAGTATAAGACATTTGCCCACCAGTAAAATCATTTTTCTCAGTTTTTCCTTTGGTAAGGAAATTATCATTGATTGATTTGCGAACTAAATCATCTCCTTGAGATTGCTGTTGCTTAAGGATTGTGTCATCACTTAAAGAAGCCTTTTTTTCAAGTTGTTTTTTCTTTTCTTCTTCTTCCTTTTTACGTTTAGCTAATTCGGCTTTTTGCTTCAGCAATTCCAATGGAGTCATAGTTTACCACACGTTATATTTAGCTCGTAATTTAAGAATGTTCTGTTCGTAAGTATTTCTCAATTCATTTTGAGCTGAAGCTTGGTCTGCATTATGCTGAGCCAACATCATATCGTACTGAGTCTGATTGTTAGCTTGTGTATTACGAATGTCATTTAGGTTATTTTGATAATTGTTCCCTAGATTAATTCGTGATGACTCAGTCATACCACCTGTATAACCTCTAGAAGCTAGATAATTATTCAATCCGTTATTTTGTTGTTGGTTGGTTATATAAGCTTGTCTAGCTGAGTCTTCATACCCTTGATTAGCCATATTTAATTGATTTTGCATACCCTGTAGATTGAGCCCATAAGACGCATTCATATCTTTTAGTTGATTTTGATAAATCTTCCACGCTGATTTTTGTGCTCTTTTAAAGGCATTCTTGTTAGAACTCGCTCCACCTTTACTTGGTAATTTATTGTTTGGGTTGCCTCCAGCAGGTGTTAAATTACCACCTAAGTTGCCATTACTAGATTTAAACATATTAGTCCAATTATACTGAGCTTTATGGACTGGTGTTATAGAAAGTGGTTGCTTTGGGGGTACCCAAGGTTTTGGTAATGTTGCCATAATTTATTCTCCTTTTTTCCAATTACCTGAAATTTTTTTATATTTAATTTGGGGTCTCCAGACTCCGTTAATTCGTTTATAAAAAAGTCCTTTTTTCCAGACTCCGTTAATATTTCTAAATGCGTTTCCATCTGCTGTAACTAACTTTGTAATAGAAGAGGCCTCTCCTATTTGTTTATCAAGTGTGCTATCAACATATGTTTTTAATTCAAAAACTAGATCTGTTTCCCAATTTTCTAAATTGTTATAAATTGTTAGTAATTCATCATCACTGAATGTAAATACTAACCCATTATAGTTATTGATTGTTTTAACTAAAACACTATCTAAATACACTCTTAATACATCAACACCTGTTTTATGTGCAACTAAAGCACTAAAAATACCTTCAACATTACTCCCAGTAACACTAATTAGTTGTCCACCTGATGGTAATGCTGGTAATGGTATAACTGTTGATGTTTGTGTTTTTGGAACTCCTGCCCAAGATGAACTTCCTGCCCAACGTCCTCTTATTTGGAAACTGGCATTGCCTTGAGCATCGTGTTGTATAGTCACTACTTTCTCTTGAACCAGCCATTTTACTCCTGAACCACTTACTCTTGTTGAAGATGTAAATGCTGTTCCACCTGCAATTCCAATTTCATTACTACCACTTAACACATAATTCCCTATTTCACCTTTAGAAACATTTACATACAACCCTAAAGTTAGGGTTGATTCACCTGTTGAGACATTTTGAGATAGTTTGTAGTAGCCATATAATCTCATTGTTGTATAGTTGTCGTTTGCTTTCCATGCACTACCTAATGCAATCGCAACTCCTCCAGTCATTGCCATTTATTTATACCATCGGTTTATATCTGAAATATAAATCACCGTCCTGCCCACCAACAGGCGCTTCAGTCCCAAATGTCCCCATAGCTTTATATATTCTCTCGCTTAGAATATTCAATATATCTGTCAAGACTGCCCCATCTAAATTTGTGTCATTAATTATCGTATCTGTTCCTATACCGTCCCAGTGAGTCGCATAATCATCAATAGAAGTTTTTCTTAAAAATGCTCCTTTGAATCCACCGCTTGGAACACCTTCTCCTTTTGCACCTTGAAGATTACCGATATTAGTCCAGTTAGTGCCATTCCACACATACAATGTACCAGTACTACCAACAACATAATTGTCACCAATATTACCTGTAGGGTGAGCTGTTTCTAAATCAACTAAAGTGTTGTAATGGTCTTTTACCACCAAAGAGCTAAAAAACACATTCCAATTGACTCCGTCCTCTGAAAATTCTGGTACTCCATTGATAATACGCAAATAAAGCCCTTGAGGGCTTTGTATTATCTCTTCAGGATTGAAGGAATTTAAATATGGCACGAGAGTCCCATTAATGTATTCCTTAAGTACTCTTCCAGCTTCATCAAACATCATTTTAAGCCATTCTGCTCTACCTTCCACAGTATCAGGCAGTTTAGAAATATTCAGTATATCTTCTGTTAAATTAGGTATCATTATTAAAACCTCCCTTTATATTTAGAGCTAACTGTATGTGTTGTAGCCCACTTAAATATTCCAAAATTCTCATAAGACTCATTGGCAAATCTAAATTGAATCATCATAAATTTACGCGCTTTTTTGTTTGTTGTTACTACTCGTGGAGTAGGGTCTGATATAAATGAAAATCTATCAAAATCCACATCGTCAAATCCAAATATATCAATTGAAGCTTCTTTTTTTAAAGTTAAAACAGATTTTATTTTGTAATATATTTTTATTGATGTTTTGCTAAAAGGCTGTAAATCAATAAATAAATTCTTCAGTGATTTATAACGAGTAATATCGTGATAGTCCATTAATGGAGTACACCAATAACAATACAAAGGACTCCCTTTTTCATCTAATACTTTCCCATTAGTATTAGCAACTTCATATACTGCTCCAGTAGAACTTCCATAATATAATTTGCCATTATGAGAAAACCATCTTTGCACGTCTTTATGGGTTAAGAAATACCATTCATATTGATAGCCATTTGGAGAGTTCTTTTCACTTGACTTTTGTCTAGCATCGGCTACATATACATTGCCATTGACTGCTAGATAATAATATCTATTATGGACAATAGAAACTGCATTCTCTAAGTTCTTCTCACGAGTTAATAATCTATTTACATAATAGCTTCTTACTTGAGCGTATCTACTAGCTGTAATTTGATTAGTTACTACTGCATAAACCCCAGTAGACGAAAGGAATAGACTATCATCATTTAGATAACTAAACGCATATTTACTTACTGCTCCTACACCTACAACTCCTGCATGAATGGAAAACACCGCCTTTACGGTATTATTCTCCTCAACCAACATTCCACTTCTTAAATAGACCGTGGCATCTTGTTGATTATCTTCTTTATGGACAGTTTGATACTCTCCAACACGAGAATAACCTACAATAGCAGAAGTAGGTTGTCCAATAATTGAATAATTAATATCTGGCATATATGTGGCATCATTTAACTCTGAGTACCAGTCCATATTAGGAAATTGAGGGTTGCCACTCATAAACACTCTGTTTGGTTCTCCATCAACACCATATAAATCAACTATTGTACAATTCCCTACTCTATCTGCGTACCCCTCAACAGTCTTGGAGAAGGTAATTTCTAAATTATCCTGCCCCAAGACAGGGGGTGAAGAAAGAGTAGAAAGGAAAATAACTAGACCGAGTTCTCGGTCTACTGAAAAATCAATATTTTCAACTAACATTTCCCAATTACCATTGGAATCCATTAGTCTAATAACAACTTCATCATCATCTAAATTATCAGTATCTAATTGATAAGTAGTTTCTGATGAAGTATAAAACATATTTCTTCTTATTGATTGCAATAAATTAACATCTTGAAATGGTACACCCCCTCCTGAAGCAGAGCGTGCAATTGTAGTAGTTGGAATGTAAGCAATATCTTTTACCTCTATTAATTCCCAATCGCCATTATTGTGATACACATAATAATTAAGTCCATCTAAGATAAATAACTTATTAATAAACGTAAACATTTGCGAACGAGCATCATTTAATTCTCCGATTGTAGTTGTACTTGGCTCTTCTAAGTCTAGCTGATAAAGTAAATTACCTGAGTGGTAAAGTATAATTTCTTCATCATCCACTACTCTACCAAATCCATTACACTTTCCTACACCCGAGATAATAAATCTTGAGCCTTTACACTTGACTGGCATCATACCATCATCAGAAATCATATTAACCGCATCAGGTGAACGTGATATATCAACAGTTGCAGGAGCCGATGAAAAATCTACTCCTTTAAACTTCTCGCAATTTGTCGTTTGAATTGGGACTGATTTAGGCAAAGGATATGTCATAACTGTACTATCTCAACCATAGGTTTAATATTGCTACGGATTAGCATTAAAGCTTGTTCAAATTCATTTAGATACTGTATAGCTAATTGAATATCATCATCTTTCATTAATTGCCCTGCCATATAAATAGGCATTAGAACGCATAATTCATCGTCTAATTGGATAACTTCATCATCAGGAGTTATAGCAGTAAAATAATTTGGATATGCTTCATAATAAAACTCATAATATCCGCTATCATAATAGTCAAAAACGATAACACTATCTCCCTCTTGTCTTGGAGATTGGTTATTAGATACAAGGTTAAATCTAAAGAAGTCGGGCAATTCTCTTAAATCATATTTTCTTTCAACCCCAAAGTTAGGCACTTCAGACTCTTGGAAATATTTATATTCAAAAATTGCCACATTTTTAAATGAATATGGATAATCACCTGCAAATATAATCTCAATTGAGTCACAATCATAAGTCCTTTTAAAATACTTATATACTGGACTATACCCTTCTATAATTTCATCATTAACAGTAACCCCAGTAGTTGTTCTAATAACCACTTCATAACGGTCTTTCACTTCAATATACAAACTTTTCCCATTTGCCTTAAAGGAAATATCAGTACTTAAATGTTCTCCGTTGCCATTTTGGATTAGATTATTTGGATTAGGTGATATATCAATTGCGTGTTTTTTGAGTAAAGGTTTAACTTGAATCATCTTTACCATACACTCATTTGCTACACCAGGCATACGTGAAATAAACTCCTGTGCATCTTGCGGGATTTCACCTTCAGCTTCAAACATTTTTTGTAAAGTAATTAACTGGCATTCATTCCATTTCATAGGTCACCTCTGTTGGACTTGCACCAACCTTCCTATTAAGGTGATAAAGGGGATTTCTCCCCTATACTTCAACTCTACGTACAACAATTTGTTCTTGGCGATAAATCTTTGCGCCAAAAGTACTAACACCCTTAATCGCATCAGCTACATGTCTATCAGGTATAAATGCGACAAGTTCATGAATACCAGTTGCTAAAGCAATGGCATTCTTAGTCAAAAGACCGATATGAGCATAATCTTTAGATGATACAGTTGTTTTGTGGATATAGTTACTTAACAATACTTGAGCATTAGAATAATAACCAACAATGCCTTTTTTAATTAATTCGTCATTATCGGTTTTAGTAGTAACTAACCATTTTTTCAAATACTTATACATATTCCAATCAACAACTAAATAAGTCCCTTTATCAATAGGGACTTTCTTGTTAAATAAAGTTCCTAACATCTCATCAACCATTACCATTGCTGAGTCTTCATCAGTAACAACCGCATCAGCAATATCAGTGGCATCTGCGAATTTACTCATTACATACATGTCTTTTTTAATTGATAAAGCATTAGTAATTTGTGGAGCTAATTGTTCTTTTATAGAGCCATTTGCTTGTGCTTCATCAATATTACCAACCATAACGTTAAATGAATCGTATTGGTCTACTGCCAATAACAAAGAATTATCAGCTAATTCTTCAGGTACAGGTACCATAAAATTAGTATCTGTTCCTGTGTGTCGTACGATAGTAGGCATACCAATGTCTTGAATAACAACGGTCTTGCCTCTTTCTGCTTCTCCTTGGAATTTGGTGTTGACAAACTCCTTAGATTTCATTGCCCCAAGTTCTTCCTTTTCAAAAAATTTAGTCCAAATTTGAGGTTTAAATTTTGTGTAAGCCATTTTTTCTCCTATTCTTTGAGAGAGTCCATCGCTTTCTGAAGTATTTCATCGTTATCTAAATCAGTAAGAGTAAGTCTATCTAGTTCTTCATCTGAAAATCTATCAGACTTTTCCTTATCAACTCCAACAGCTCCCATATCTGCGGGCTTTTCTTTAAAGCTAACGCTTATTGCAACATCTGAAGGTATACCAGCTTCTCGGCATTTCCAATACAATTCTGGAATATCGTTCACAGTTTTAACTTCTTGACGTGAAGATTGCACTGCTGATAGTTCATTATTTACAACTGTTTCAATCTGCTGTTGTTGCAATTCTTTGAGCTGAGTTTCTAGATTGGATACTTGAGAGCGAGCTTCATCAATCTCAATCCTGTGTTGTCTTGCCAACTCTATTGAAATTCCTTGTTCTTCAGCGATTTTTTCGTCTGTTTGAACAGTTAGTTCTTCTAGAAGCGAATCAGGGTCTTGTGAAAAACCCATGGCTCCTAAAGAGTTAATCAATCGTTCATTCAATGAATTGGCGTCCTGTACTTGAGTTTTTAATTCTGCGATTTCTTCCTTACGTCGTTTATCCGCAAAATTAGCATCTTGTGCAGGTGTTTGAGGGCTAGCGACTTCCTCTACTCCGCTATCGTCGTCTATATCATCAAGTTCTAAATCATCAATCTCTTGAGTATCAACAACTTCGTTTTCTTTTTCCATAATTCTCCTTTTGATTTCCGCTTCTCAGCGATTGGATTTCCGCTTCCCAGCGATATAAAAAACTAGCTTTCGCTAGTCTCTTTCTCAATTATTATTTCATCTTCTGTACAATTCTTATTTACACATTTCAAGGTCTGTTCTACATAAACTTTACCTTCCTTAACAATAAATTTATGGTTGACTATGCGTAAATCATTCTTGCATTTCGGGCATTCCATATATTTCCTCCATATTGGGCACTGTTGGCACTTGTTGGTCTTCTATAGGATTTTCCATAGGTTGATTTAAAGGTATCTCTTGACCGCCTAGCACTGTAATATTTTTTAATTTTCGTTTTTCCATTAATCTTTGAAGAGCAGATTTATCAAAGTTAGAGTTTTTATCTAAGAGTTCTACCATTTCCTCAGTGGTAAAGAAGCCCATTTGATGAAGATTTAATAGATTTTGCTCCCGAGCCATTTTACTAAGTGGATTATCAGATGAAACATCAACTCTCACACTTAAATTAAGATTTTCTAAGTCGGGTGTTTCTACTCTTACAACTTCAGTAGAGTCACTAGGCACAAAACTAAAACCATTAGGATTGTAAGCCCTCCACATATCCATTAGAATTAAGGCAATATCTTCAATATACTGCTGGAAAATCTGAATTTGTTTGTTAGATGGCAACATAGCCATATCTCTTACTGCAATAATCGCGGCGCCTGACGCTCTTTCGGGATTAAAATCACCTGTAACTGCTTTACCCGTTTGAGATAAGTCCCTGGTAATTTCCAATAATTCATTACTCATAAAACGCGCATCAGGAGAAGCAGATGCTGGTTGTAAGTACTTCACAACTCCACTTATATCTTCAGCACTGTTTCCATTAACCAACATTGCACTTCCAACATCATAAATTTCACCAGGATTTTTTATTCTACCTTCCAACATAACAGGCTTAGGGAATGCTGAGTGTTGTACAGTTATTAATCTATTTGCATAGATTCTATTCAATGCAATTTGATTATTCAACAAAGGCTTTACACAACCTATACCTCGGTTACTCCATTGCTTAGGGAATAAATTCAAAGAGACAACGGGATATAAAGTCATCTCAGTACTTTGTTTAGGTTCATAGACAACATCTTTTGATGCTCTACAAAACCACACTTTTCCATCTTCTTTCCACATCTTCAGCAAAGAAGTTACTTTATCTGATGGTTTTTCCTTGCGGTCTCCTAAGTCCAATTCGTTTTCCAATGGATTAGAAATGATATCATCAATATCAACTTTATTTCCTTTGGCTATTCGCCTAACATCGTCCAATAAAACTCTTTCCACAATAATGATATAGGATTGCTCTTGTATATCTTCTTGCTTATCATCAGCCAAAATAATGTTAGTATTCATAACAGCAGTTGATGAATTACCTTCATTAAAGAAATATCTGTAAGAATCACCAGCAACTGCTGAATCTTTACAGTCATTCCAGTTTTTTGTGTCCATTTTCATAATTTCCCACTTTTGTCTGAAAAAGTCTGTTAAGTGGTCACATGTATGAATAAGTGTCTCACGCTCTTCTCCATCAGCAGTATAATTCTGTGATGAGTATGTAACGGTCATTTTATTCACGCATATATTGGCTACTTTAATATCAACTACTCCAGAGATGAAATTATAAATAGGTGGATATGGTAAACTGCTTTTAAGTTCCAAGTTATACCACTGGTCACCTTCATAAAATCTATAATTTCTCTCAGTCTGAGTATATAGATTGATTTCTTCTGCGTATTTTTTACCTTGCTCGTATTCACGCCATATTAAACTTAGTGTATCTTCTTTCATTGAAAGTCACTCCCATATTCATTTATAGCTTTTAAGTCTTCTTGTAATGCTGAGTCTATGGGTTCAGTTTTTTTGTCAATGACAGGTATACCAAAAGATACCTTTTGACCATCGCTTATGCCTAAGCGATAGGTGTATACACAAAAAAAGGGCATTAGCCCCAGTATAACAATTAATAAATATTCCATAGTCCTCCTATGCTGGAAAGTATTTCTCAACTTTCGGTTTTTGGTTAATTCCAAAAGTATTATTAAATTTAGGCTCAGGTTTAGCTTCATCAGCATATCTTCCTTTTAACCAGTTTAGTGCTTGAGTAGTACTATCTACTTCATCATCGTGTGATGCAAAAGGAAATTGCGTCATTTCCTCAATATAATCATTCCCTAATGAATATGGATAAAATACGTGCCCATTCTCAAATAACGGTGTCACTGCTTGTGCACGCGCTATCTTAGACTCTTGGGGAGTGATGTCTATTACATCAGGTAATTCCAACCTAAGTACTTCTATTATTGCACTACCATTTGCCTTATCTTCAATCACAATAGGTAAATCAGGATATTGCGCTTTGAAGGCTTTAATCTCATTTAAAGTGTCAACAAATCCCATTTGGCGTTTAAATCTCTTTAATAAATAATAATTCTGACCATTCTTTATCCAAGC